GTCCCGTGATTCCCGAATGGGGATCAACCTTATGGGGGCGTGCTGTCTCAGAAAATGGAGGAAAAATCGAGCAGGTGGTTGGGAACAGGTTTACATCTGTTCCTAAGGATAGTGCGAAGAATCGAGGCATATGCATCGAACCTAGCATTAACCTATACTATCAATTGGGCCTTGGCAAATTGATACGTAGATCACTTCTTAAGAATACAGCCGGGAGGCTCAATCTTAAGACCGCACAACTAGTTCATAGGCAGGTCGCCTGTGACGCCAGTATTTCTGGTAGTTATGCAACGCTTGATCTCTCCAACGCTAGCGATACCATTTGCATTAATCTGGTGAGATTAATGTTCCCTTCTCAGTGGCTCATGCCACTCGAGATCGTACGTTCTCAGTATACTCTAGTTAGAGACACTACTGGTACAGAACGCCGCGTACTGCTGGAGAAATTCAGTAGTATGGGTAATGGTTATACGTTTGAGCTAGAAACAGTTTTATTTCTAGCTATTTGCATGACATGTTACCAAGTTGCGGGTTTAACCCCATGGCCTGGAAATAATGTGTTCGCCTATGGTGATGACTTAATCGTCAAAACCGAGGTTGCAAAGCACGTACTTGCTGCTCTCGCGTTCTTTGGAATGACTGCGAATGAATCTAAAACGTTCGTTAGTGGTCCTTTCAGAGAGAGTTGTGGGGGAGATTTTTTCCAAGGCGTGGACGTACGTCCATTTTACCTAAAGAAAGAATGCAATGAACCCCAAGACTTTATCGCAATGGCTAACGGGATTAGGAGGGTGGGCGTTACAAACGCTTACTCTTCTCGCCGTCGGCTTTTCACTCTGGATAGTTGGTTTCGCTCTCTGGATCCTATTCCTAGGAATATCAGGGTTCTCCGTGGTCCACAAGACCTCGGAGACATCGTCATCCATGACGATTGCGAACACTGGCTCACCAGGTGGCGTAGCGGCATCAGATATGTCAGAGTCTACCGACCAGTCGTCCTTAACAGAACTTCTTGGAAGGTATTTGACCCCTTGACAATTCTAGCTAGCCGTATCTACCTTTGTCGCTCCGAATCGAGTAAATTCGGCCCAATTCCTGATAAAGGAATTGTTGGTCGAAACCCCGATTTGGGCTATAAGGTAGGTTGGGTGGCCTACTCGTAGAGTGGGCCTGTACTTCGA